TGTTCCTGCACTGTCTGGGTCAGCTATCATTGTTGCAGCTATGATGTTTAGAGCTGGCCAGTTTGATGTGCTTAGACAGTCTGATAGAGCACCGTAATAACAGTCTTTTGCTAGAGCTGATAGAGTGCTGTCGGCTAATAGGCTTGTCATGAAGCGTTTGAAGTTGTATGCAAATGTTGGTTCGGGTTCTTCACTAAGAACAATAGCGCCATCCTCAACTTTAGAAAGTCGTAGACTATAATCGTTGTCTGCACTAATGAAACGTTCTCCACGTTGAGCTAAGTCGGCAGCATCAGGCACGTAAGCACATTTAGCAATAACGTCATCGCTTGAATTAACAATATAATACATATTCTGTCTCCTATTTTTTACCAATTATAATATAGTTAGCCGTACCATTATGAGCATCATTTGAACCATATGAGCCAACGCTTGTTCTACACGTTACTACGCGACTAGCGGTGACAGAACATTCATGATACTTTTTACCCTCTTCACCACTGCCACCAATAGTATCATCATGATAATACTGTTCATGAGATACCATCCAATAGCAATCTGCTTCATCGTATCCAGAAGGTAAAGGTATGGTTCCGGCGTGAGCTACTGTGCCAGTCTTTATAGTAACCGCGCTAGCATCAACATAAGCCTTAACACTCTGCTGACTAGCAACCTCAGTAGCACTATCAGAAGAGAGAGTGTCTTCATCTAGAAACCCATCAAGAGCTCCTGTAGCAAGGCTTAATGTGCCACTACAGCTCATATCCGCTACTGTAACGTCTCCAGTGACTCCTAATGTGCCTGTAAGTGTAGTGTCCCCAGTAACGCCTAAATCGCCCCCTACAGTAACATCATAGAATACTCCATCATAGTCCCATGAACCAGCGGTAACACATAAATAGCGTTTCTTGGTGTCGAGAGCATAATAGATGTCTTTAGCAGACGGACTTGCTGGCTTACTAGCATCAACACCTGCCGTAATAGTTCCAGCATAATCTGTAGTGGTGTAAGTCAAATCATCTAACGAGAAGTCAGTTCCATTATAATAGAGATAACCAGACCCATCAGTTGGCAACTCAACACTATCTGCTCCAATATCAAATTTCAAACAACGATCAATAATCTCATCTTTCTGTTGAATCATGCGAACTATCTTATCAAGAGATGCTTCTAATACGTTCTGGTCATAGTCACTATTATTAATATAATCAGTCCCTTGAACGTCAGCTAACTCAGACAGTATGATCAATTTCTTGGTAGCTAGAGTGGCCGTAGAGAGCGTTATAGACCCGACAGCACCATCTCCACCTGTTACAGTGTAGTCAGTGTTAAGGACTAATACAACCTCAGTATAAGGACTCGCCTCTAGTTTCTCCGTGACAACTAAATCGTCATCATCAAAGAATGTGAACGGAACCGTGAACACCGTCTGCGTCCCGTTCGGTAGATAAATAATCTTTGGAGTTGTTGCGCTAATTGTCATTTAATCCTCCTGTTAGAAATTGCTTCGTTTGATTTTCTTTTTCTTATTCTCACGCAATGCATGTTTTGTTATAAACAATCTTAAAGGGTTAGTTGTTTTTCCTTCTTGTAGGTCAATAGCTCCCATAATAGCTTTCCCAATCGTATTCGCTGGTAGCATGCCAGTAGAATAACCAATTGCGTCCACTGTGCTTTTAGCTATCTTGCCAGCATCCCTTAAAGATAATTGCCCGTCTTTCAGGCTCTTGAGACCTACTTTACTAGTGTCTACAGCACCTTTAATGGGAGCCTCGATTGCTTTCATAAAAGGGAAAGATGAACCACCAAAGCTAGTAGCTGCATATAGTGCTGAACCAAGGAAAGGAACAGTAGCACCAAGAAACTTGGCCGGAGCAATTGCGTAATCTTTTAGTTCTGCCTGTCCTGCACTCTTAATGAACTCACCTGTTAATGCAGGAGCAATGATAGTTAATAGCAACGTCTGAAATGCTGTAGCTAACTTCTTCTTCCAGTCGTCAGAACCAACACGTAAACGTCTGCCGGTTTTAGACAATATATTATATGTTGTGCTGAATGCAGAGTAGAAAGAAACGAGGAATCGCAAGCCACTACCCTTTTGAGCAATAGCCGGCATATCTTTAGCTGTCATCATTGGCTGAGTAGTTCTAACGATTCTGTCAGCATAACTAATCGAAGCCTCTTTGTTGCCTTCAGTCTCATCCATCTTCTCTTGAAAAGCAGACCACCATGTAGCGCCTACAGTGAAGTTATCAACACCTTTGATTAGTGCAAAGAACAAATCTTTAGTATGCGTCTTTCCTTGTAACAACTTTTGTGCCTGCATTGCGTTCCAAGCATCCCTAATTTCTCTGTCTAGCGACTGATCTCTATTCTCCATCTGAGCACTGTTAGCTCGCATGAAATCTAGTATAGGTCCCATGTCAGCAATGAATTCATTAAGCCCTCTAGAAGATGCAGCAACACCAAGCTCGTTAACTGTTTGACCGTATGATAAAAACTGAACCATTGCTGTTACCGGATTGAGTCCCAATACAGCAGCGGTGACGTTATTCTTCATTGCTTCTAAGAATCTAGTAGCTTTCTGTCCGGTGAAAGAACTAAACTGACCAGACGGGTTGGCTACATTTTTGATGTGGTCACGTAAAACTTGCACAGCATCTTTTCCTAAAGCAGCTTTAATAGCTCCCTGAGTTGTGTCTTGTGCTAACACTCGCTTAATATCTTGTATCGCAGCAGCGTGAGTAACGTAATGGTTAACTTTCTCGATGTGATTGATAGCAACGTGCATGAAATCAAGATTAAGTGGTTGCCCGGTTCCTTCCGTTCTCTTCTTCTTGAACCCTTGGCCTAGTCCAATTGTGTTCTTCATGTAATCAAAATCAGAAGCACTTTTAGCTTTAGTTTCAACAGAACCCTTATAGACAATAGGGAAATAGTTCTCAACTAAATCCATTATCTCGCCTTCAACTTCATAAGAAACGCCCTGTAAAAGTTCGCCTTTAGCCTGAATGATGCTTATAACTTCATCAACAAATGCTTTCTCCTTAGAAGACAATTTCCCTATAGCCTCGTTCATCTGAGCTTCAGTAATATCGTGACCCTCTAAAAGCCTATTAGTATTGTCGGCATTCTTGCTGTTAGCATACATTGCCATTATCTGCTCGGTGGTGTATGACTCTCCTGCAACTTCATGTTTTTTGTTGATAACGTCAGCAGTAATTCCGTTCTTCTCGATATTATTCTTGATGTTTGCCATGTCGTTATTATGGATTATGAACTGTGCGTTTGATGCGTCATATAGAGGCTGATATAAAGCTCTCCACGCAGCACCTTCCTGAACGTCACCGTCTAGCTTTTGGGCCATGAACTCAAGTTTGCTGAGAGCCATGTCGATTCCTTGCAGAATTTCACCTAGCTTGTTAGGCTTATCAAGACCCTTTTTAACACGTTCCTGTTTAGTAAGCTGTTCATTAATGTCAACTCCACTGTCCACGATACTTTGCTCTATATCGGTAGTAACAGAATCTAGTGTATCTGTAGCCTTACCTGTTAACAACTTATTCTTCATACGCCCTAGCTTATTCATTTTAGTAACAATGGCATAGAGAGCGTCAACTTGCTCAACTGTCATGTTTTCCATGTCAATAGAACCATAATCAGACAATGCTTTTTCTGGAACTACAACATCGAAACCTTCAGCTTCAGCTTGCTCATATAACTCACGAATCTGTTCTGCTTTCTTGGCTCGTTCTGATTGTTTTTGTTGCTTGCCGATATTGCTTAGAACTTGTTGATATACAGGGTCTATATTCTTACTTTTAACAGCCCTGTCTATAATCTTCTTGACGGCCTTTATTTTTAAGCCTTTAACTTTCTCAGCTTTAACTTCAGCCATCTTTTCGTTAAACTTTACAAGAGCAGCTTTCTGCCCGACAGTAGCGCCTTTGGATTGAGCTCTTAACACAAGACTTAATAACTGTTGTTCGGTTAGCTCAACCTTGCTCTTTTCTGTGGTAGTCGCTTTCTTAATCTTCTTCTTAATATCCTTATCAACAGTATTATCTTCGTTAACAAGACCTTCTAGAACTTCAACCATTGCGTCACGTTGTTTAACAAGAGAGCTAGGAGCGTCACTGTTAGTAGCATTAATTAGTTCTGTAACAGCTTTTAGTTTAGTGACAATCTCAGCTTCAGCTTTAACGTCATCTTTTACCTCATCGCTAATCTTAATATCAACAGGCTCTTTAGTTATCTCGTTAAACTCAGCAACTTCGTCAGCGACAGGAATAGCTGGCTTTGCATCTTCTAGAGTCTTGCCGATGGTCTCGTTATAAACAGTTACCAATGCATCCTCACGATGCTTTTTGCTAGCCGAGAACAGACCTTTAATGGCAGTGTCAACTTTATCAGCTGGAACGCCCAAATCTTTCAGCCTTGTAGACATGTTAGAAGTGTTCATCATTGACTTAAAAGCTCCGAACCCACCACCACTAAATGTAGCAATGAACCCACTATACAATGCCTCTTTAGTAATAGCTTCCCATGATTTATCTGATGCTCCAACAATCTTACTTAGATTACCGATAGCCTTATTCTCAATGAACTCTTGAACGAATTCAGAGATAGCAGATATGCCGCCAGTGTAGAGAGCGTTTGAGCCATTAACCTTGTTCATAATGAAATCAAGTGATGCATATTCAGAAGCAACTGTTACAATAGCTGAAAGGTCAGCAACTGCTAGAGCCTCTTGATCGCTCCAATCTTTAGTCTTAAGCTCCTGCCAAGTCTGACCTTTAGTAATAGCTCCAAACATAGTAGATGCAAGAGCTGGATTTTTTGATAGTATAGCTAACCCCATAGACGCCATGCCACCACCAATATCTCCTACTAGCTTGTTTTCTGGAGCGTATGGCTTAAACTCTAACGCCGTATTAGCCATGTCCTGAACTAACTTACCTGCGTCAGCCACCATATCATCAATGTTAGTGTATTTACCTATGAGCTGTCTATCATATTCAATAGCTGGAATCTTTCGCATAATTACAGGTAATGTTTCTCTGATCTTTTGGCTAGTAGGAGCATCTGTCCCCCATACCGCAAGTCTTCCCAGAGAATCAACCATTGTTTCCTGAGAGCTCATTGTGCGAGCCTCTGACTCTATTGCGCTACCGAATGCCCCAACGAAGCTAATTGACGCCTGTAAAGCACCTTTAGCTATGTCTGTTCGTTTACCTGTCATCATAGGGTTGACAAGAGCACCTTCTTCTAGAGCCTTAACGCTCTCGACACCTTTATTGAATATATTCTTAGACGCCTGTATCATGCCATCTGTGTTACCGAGTTGAGCGAAAGGATTAGTTAAACCAATGGTCATTGAGCTGGACTGCTCAGTTAAGTCCTGTGTAGCTGGTTTAGCCGCATCAACTGCGTTAACTCTATCAAGAATAACAGAACGATCAGCGGTAGACAGAGCGTTAAAGCCAGAACTAAATTGCTTGTCATTCTCCATTTTGTCTGTAAACGCTGCTCTATCCATTTGACTCTTCTCCTAACCATTTAGCTGAAAACTCTTTTGCTTCATCAGATAAAGGTGCTTGCGCTTCCTTTGTTGCTATTTCTTTTTTAGTGGCATCTAGTTTGTCAGCATAGCCAGGTAAGTGACGAGACAATGCTTCTTGTATTTCAGTGTCTCCCCATGGTTTATCTTGACTTGCATACATTTCATCATACACTTTATTAGCTGCCTCTTGATAGTTCCAAGCTTGGGTATTAACAGCATTACGTATAATGTCTGACATATATTCTTGTGAATTCTTTCCAGACATTTTTAACTCAACTCTATCTGACGCATATTGATTCATCTCTAATTTGTATTCTGCATCTGTCATCTTGAACTCGTCTTCGTAACCTCTTAACTTGAAATCAGTAAGCAGGGCGTAATATTTATTCTTGCCCTCATCTGTAGGTTCTTTACCAAACCATCCACTTTTAACGGCATCGGACCTTGCTAGTCTCAACGCAACTAGCGCACTTGAAGGCAAACCTTTTGCATTTGCGTCTTCAATCACACCATCTTTCACCATCTGCCCTTCATTTCCAGTTAAAAGTTCAGCCCGAACTTGTTCATCAATTTCTGATGGCAATATAGTTGAACCTTCGCCAGATGAAATTAAGTCGGTGTATGCTTGGAATGTAGCATGCTGCAATGCTAATACAGCTTTTTTCTTGTTAGTCTCAACAGTCTTTAAAGCCTTTGTTACGTCAGCCTTAGCTGTAACTCTCTCTTTGTCATTAAGACTTTTAGATAACGCACTTTCAGTATCCTTTAATGCGGCATCAATAGCTTCTGGATTCTTCTTTGTTTCAAGCGCTAACGATTTAACTTTAACTTCCTGCTGCCAACTTTCAATCTTCTCGTCAACATACTCTTTATCTAGATAATTGTTGTCAAGACCTGCGTTCAGCGTATCACTCATTTCAACATAAGCGTCAAGAGGATTGCCTGTATCAACAGCAGAAATGATAGTATTTTTATAAGTGTTGTTGAGATTCTTTGTATAATTTGAACCTAATGTAGCTCTAGCGTTATTCTTGAATTTGCTTGAAGCGCTTATAAGATTCTTTTGATTATTAAGGTTCCAAGTGTTTCGTGTATTTCCATCTTTTATAATAGAAGAATCGTTAAGGTTTTTAGCCTTTAATTCATCAGTAACTTTCTGTATTTCTTCTGGGTCTGTAATTCCAGCTAGTTTATCGTTAGCATCAGCGATATTCTGAGCAGACATGTTGTTAGCTTGAATCTTCTGGTTCTCGTTGTTCATCTTAGCAACTTCAGCATCTAACTTAGCTTCTCTGTCAATTAGTTCGTCACCAAACTTAATAGCATTCTCACCATTCCAGACATTAAGGTTTGCTAGCTGTGTCGTATTAGCAGTTGTTCTAGATGGTCTAGCTTTCGCAAGTCCACCACCACTACTTTTATATCTAGGAACTTTCATGTAACAACCTTTCCGTTAACCTATCGGTGCGCTTGAAGCACTACTTGTTATTGCATTAGAACCACTTGACATTGATGAGGCTACCACTCCACTACCTAAATTTGTTGTGCCAGACCCACTACTAGGAGCTGTAAACTTTTTAGCCATAGCGTTCTGACCAGCAGTTAAAACACCACTCACAGCAGATATTCTAGCATTCTTTTTAGCGAACTTTGCAGTAATTTCAGCATCTCTACTTGCTACATTATGTTCATATTGAGCAATGTCTTTAGCAAACGTCAACCTGAACGTGTCAAGCTCAATATTTTTCGCGCTATCTATCATCACTTCAATGGCAGACCCGTTAAGAGCAATGCCACTTTTACTAATAGCCGTTCTTTGTGTTGCAAGAAACGATTCACCAGCACTTATCTGTCTATCAATATCAAATTGAAATGATGCCTGATTAATTCCATTTGCACTTCCTGCAATAGCGTTGTTGTATCTAATAGCGTTTGCTTCAGCTTGTCCGGCAGCGTAGGTTCCATATGCTTTGGTACCAACACCACCCATCTTTATAACAGCCCCGATTGCGGCTCCATATCCAGCAGCCATATTAACACCCCTCCCTATAAGTAATCATGTCCTTATCCATCGTTAGTGTCCATTCTAGGATAAATCCCAATTATAGTCATTGGCAATGGTTGGTCCTGTTTAATCTCTATGTAAACGTCCTTTGATACGGCGCCAGTTAAATCTAAGTCCTTTATGCTATCAGTTTGAAGTTCCGTTGCAACACCACCGACATCATCTCCTCGTCTCCAAATCATCTCGTAGAAACCGCTGTCTTCGTCAGTTTTGTATGAACCACCTAGTGACTTATACACATTCAGTGTAACTCCGTATATACGGGCCAATTTACCATGTGAAGCTCCTGTTACTGACCCTTGCTCTAGACGCATAGTTTTAATCGTGCTAGTATACGGTAATCCAACCTGAACTACACTTGCAGCTTTCGCCAGAGTAATTGCACCTGAAACTACTGTTTGATTAGGAACGGGAGCTCCGTCAGCTAGAATGGATACCTCGGCGCCTTCAAGATGGTCTAGACCTGAAATGCTTGTCGCTGCGGTGCTGTCATACGTTAGCCCGCAATGAACAAAGAAAGCGTCCTCCTGATCCTCACCGAAATCAAAAGATTCGAGGTATTCAATGTAACGGACAGTGTTCCCGTTTATTTCTCGTTCTACTATAAACCAAGTTTGGTCTTCTTCCCCATTTGGAATGGTGGCTATTGCTTTATAAAGACCACTTGTAATTTGTGTGTGCCATGACTTAATTTTATCTGGAACTATGCGTGTGAGAGAGCAGAGGTCGCCATCTGTTCGGATACCCCATAATATGCTATTTGGACTTTTCTGATACGAGAAATCTACAATGCCTGTTTCTGTGACAACTTTCGCTAGGTTCGTTATATCAACTGCCTGGTAACTGTCTGAATTGTAATCGAACACTAGTTCAGCGACTGTTCTGGTATCTCTCTCTACGAAATGCATGAGGCCACCAATACGAACTGATTCATTGCCACCAACTCCTGTAGTCTCAAGTAAACTGACTGACGCTAATACTCCATCAAGTGTAATTCGGAATAAGCCAGACGATGTGCCAACTGTCAAGAAAGTGCCACTATCGAACCATTTGATTGCGTTAACTTGTTTCGCTTTAATCTCAAAGAAGATACCGTCAGTGTCAGCTGCCCCAATAGTGAAGTCGTTGAATATGCCAGGCTTGCTCATCCATACTGATTGTGGAAATGCTGGATGTTTACCGAACACTAGACGCTCTTCATAAAAGGTTGTTGCTGATGGATAGCCTCGCACGTCAGAGAAAGCTGCTTCCGCCCAATCCCATTCTGCGGACGTACTACCTAGATTATCTTCTCCCTGCACAACGCCTGTAACATGAGTGGTGTCAGTGAATGCTGTAATTTTAAAGTAACCGTCATTTAGGCGCCATATAGAACCGATATGACCAACTAAGAAAGGAGTGTGACCATCTGCTGTTATTGTTGCTGTGCCGGTAGCTGAATCAGCCTGTAGTGTTTTCGTGATAGTTGTATTTCGTGTAATGAGTGGTCCACCTACAAAATCAATATCAGTTAATGTCCAAGAATCGTGAGCTGAACGAGTAAGTTCTGATGGTTCATGGTCTTCAGCTACAATGTATAGCTTGTCAGCATCTTGCGTATAACCGATGTCTCTAAGTTCACTTTCTAGAAAGTTAGTTGGGAGCTCGTATGGAACTGCCCCAGACAGAATCTGGCCGCCATCTTTAAAGAAACGCATGTATTGATCGCCAGCTTCAATGGTGTAAGCCTGAACTGTGCTGAACACAAATGGTATAAGGACACTATCTTTAGTACTATCTTTAGTTTCTGCCACATAGCGAGTTCCTGGAGTTCGTGCAGCTCCTCCATAATATTCAACTACAAAGTTTTCTAGAGTCTGAGCTCCAACGCCATATTGCGCTATATCAAAACGACCTGACTGTTTCGGTCCAATAAGACCAGCAGTGACATTCGTATATGCTTGACTAGATTTCATACTTAGAACCAACCTTTCGCATCGCCTAATAGTTTCATTGTTTCACCAGAATAGCTTCTAACATTCTTGCAATCGTTCTTTTCTATGTATTCACGCCATGTGTTGGTGACTGGCTTACCACCATATTCTCCACTAAGAGGAATACCATATAGTGCTATCTTCTCGTAACCGAGCTTTATGGCAACGTGCATAGCGAACAGGCCCGATGTCCCACCATTGTTCTTGAATCTCCAGAAACAGTCAGCTATTTCATCGTGTCTATGAGCATGACCAGTTGCATTCCCTTTAGTGTGGAACAAGTGATGAACTGACACGAAATGTTGTGCTTCAGGCCAATCACGAATCTCTTTATTAATCACCATCACATGATAGCCGGCCATTATATTAATGATGCCCTTTTCACCAGACCCAACTACTAATAGCCTGCTCATTATAGGCGCCTGCTCTCGTTCATTAAATTACGAAACATACGTCTAGGCTTGCCTTGCTGAGAATCGATCCCTGTAGTGCGTCTTCGGACAATCACATAATCTTCAGCTAAATCAATACTAAGGGTTCTGTTGTTCGTGATGCCCCATGCTAACTCTTTTGCAATGCGAGCTGCCAGTAAATCTACAAACGGGGCCGAGAACTCACCAGAGTCAGCAACCTGTCTAATATACTCAATGCTGATTTCATCGGCGTCCGTATAAAGCTTGTCACCAACTATTCTGTAGTCAAGGCTATTACTATCTATCTTAACTTCCTTTAAGTAATCGGAAGGTAACTGAAACGAATAAGTGTATTCTGAATCTTGATCCTCGTCAACTACGGTTAGCTCACTATATGCCACAGCGAACTTCCAGTTATGTTCAGATAGTTCAGCATCACGTAATAAGCTATACACTGCATTACATTTCTCTGCCCTTGGAGCGTTCTGAGACAAAGCTAATATTGGAGTCTGTCCTATTTTCGCTAATGCTAAATTACATATCTGAACGTCACTTGCCATATTAAAGCTCCTTTATATATATTTATGATAACAAGATGGAAGTGAGGTATTTAGCCCCACTCCCAATCTATTAAACTACTCTCTTACATTGAACCTGTAATAACAATCTTAATCGCTCCAGCGCAAGCACCGTCAGCTGTCGTGATAAGAATCTGGTTATCGCCAGAAGCTGTTCCAACTACATAGTTCTGTCCAGCTAGAATTAAGCCAGAATTAAAAGAACCAGCGCCTGTAGCTACATCAACACCGTCAATGTATCTGTTAGCATCAGCGCTATCACCAACGTCAACTGTTGCTCCATCTGCACTAACGTCTGCAAATGCTAACTGAATGTTTGTAATCATCAGACCAGCTGGAAGAGTACCACATACCGTGCCAACTGAACCAGCGTCAGCTGCTGCGAAAGTTACTGTGTCAGAAAAAGTCATTGGTGAACCGCCCTGATTTGGACGAGATGCCTGCCCTTTAGCTGCGATCAATGCTGCTTGTGTGCCTACTGCGTCTACTATTGCCATAATGTGCTCCTTAGTGTGTAGTGTTAGGGCGAGGACACAATGCCCCCACCCCTAGCTACGATTAGATGTTAATTATCCTCAAGATTCGTCGCATAAAATCTGCGCTACTTTACCTTCATACATACGCAAACCACCGATAGCCAAACTAGCTGAGAAACCAGAAGCGTATTCTTTTGTTTGAACTTCATCCATACGAGTCTTGAACTCATCAGCAATGAGAAGCTGAAAAGCACTCTTAGGGTAAACAAGACATTTACGAACTGAAGATGATACATCAAGACCTTCGTTGATTACAACATTAAGACCCAACACTGTACCAATCTGTCCATTTACCATAGGTTTGTTGGCAATGTAATCAGCACTAATAAACTCATCAATAGCAAGCATTGCAGCTTCCTGTTCAGAACCAATAACCATATACAGCTCTTCAGAGAAATCAACGTAGTTCGCACGCAATATCTTACGAGCTTCAATGATTTTAGCTTTAGTGATGTTAGTTGAGTCATGAGCTACTATGTTATTAGCATCAAAAGGAGTAGTTGTTCCACCAGCTTGACCAGTCTTTACGTCAGCGGTCATGTTAGTGATGATAAGATCGTCGATAGTCCGTTTAGCGCCCATTGCGAGTTCCTGTGGAATTGCAGCGGTTGGGTCAACTTTCCAGTTCAGCTTATCAAACTTATCAAGAATGATATGTTTAGTAAATTCTTCACGCATGATACGGCGTCTATATTTAGTAATTTCTTCCCATGCAGTGTCCTGTAAACGACCCTGTTTTCGTTTTAAATCAAGTTTACCCATAGTGTCACGGTATTCATATTCAGCGTCATTCAAGCCACTGTCAACCATTACCGTTTCCATCAATCCACCTTTTCGTTGCAATTCAGTCATTAAGATAGGACTGAACGCATTTGCATTCCATGTTTCTGTTGCCATTATAGTGCTCCTTGTGTGTAGTGCTTTTAAGTTAGTTAGTTACTTTCTTCTCAAAAGCTACCCATAAAGGACTTTTGTAGTGCGGTATTCTGTCGGACCATTTCAGGCTACCCAACTATTAAATCAATTTCGATAATTCAGCGTATTCTGACTGTAACGATTTCTGTTCAGGACTTTTAATGCCAGCCTTGAAGTATGCGTCATGTCCTAGAATTTCCGTCATTCTAGCTTGTGCCTGTTGACCGTTCATCTTAACCGCTGCCGTTCCTGATGAAGCAATTGAATCTGGTGACATTTGTTGGGCAATACCGTCTAGAAATCTTATAAGTCCTGTATCCTTATTGTTGGAATTAAAGAACTCATGTGATGCTTCATCTGCGAAATTGTCTATTAACCCTTGCGCTCTTGCTATTCGTTCATCTGTTTTCTCGCCCCACTCGTTTCGGAGGTCCGTCTTAGTCTGATTTGCAGTTTCAACTTCCGCTGCCTGTCTGTCTTTGATAGTTCCAATGTCCTGCGCCATTACTTCGGAAACTAGTCCCTTGTATTGGTCGGGAGTCAAGCCGTATTTATGTGCTAGCTCCTTAAACCCTTCAGCTCTCTCTGTGTCAATAAACTGACTGACTTCTTCTGGAATGTCAAATTCTTGACTCTCATAAAGGTCGGCTGATTCTGGAACGCCAATCTCTTTGTTGTAACGAGCAATGTCCTCTGGACTATTAGGGTCTGGTAATATAACGCCCTTCTTGCCAACTAGACTATCCTTATTAGCATAATCCTTTACGAACTCACCGAAGTCTTTGTCCTTTAGAGATACGAGAGAAGCATTTTCCCTATACTCTTCTGGCACATTATCGAACCATGATGTCGGACTTTCCGTTACTGTTTCCTGATTTGCTTCTTGGCTTACCTGCTCCACTGAACTCCCCGATACTGGCGCTACTGTTTCCGCTCCATTTGTTATCGGATTCGTGTTTAACTCTGTCATAAACTTCCCTTCTGTTTTCTAACTGTTTCTTATATTGAGGATCACCCCACTTTTTAAGAAGGCTGAGTAAATCTCTAGCCCCCGTTCTATAAGCGTTTATGTGACTGTCCTTATCGAAACCGTCAAGACCTAAATACCATGTCAATTTATCCAGAGCCTTTTTACCATTCTCGTTAGTCAGCATCTCTATGAAATCAATGTAGAAATCTGGATTAACTATTTCAGCGCTACTATATTTCATGTGTTAGGCCTCTAAGTTCTTTTGAGTTTCACTATTAGTTTTGCCAGTCTGAGCTGCCTGTGCTGCGTTAGCTTGCTCTATTTGTGCTGATTGAGCCTTAGCCCTACCATCTCTAATAACTTTAACTTCTTCTGGTCCGTTAACGTCCTCTACAGGAACGCCCATAATGTCAGCTAGGGTAGTTGCGCTGTTTGTCGCATTGATAACGTCGAGAGCTGATGCCAATTCTGGAGTCTGAGCCATTTGCTGAACAGATTGAATCCAGCCTTGAATGGCATTTGCATCAACGTTACGTTGCGCTCTTGCTAGTGGACCAACGAACCGAACGTTAAGTTCTTGTAGTTCTTCTGGAGCTTCCTCAACCCAACCTAGCTTAATGACAGTATCAACAACGTCCATTACAGCTGGCTCTAATAGTTCTCCTGTAAGAGAGTTTAGAGAAGAACCAACAATGTTCATCTGTTCCGATATTCTTTTCTGCACTTCTGGGACCGTCATTCGTTTTGTCTCATTAGATACAGCCATGAACATTTCAACGAAGAAGGCTTTTTGAATCCTATCTCTAATGTCCTTCAGCATCTCAAGAGTGATATTCGGGTTAGTGCCCCCAATAGTTTCAATCTTCTCTTTAGGGTCTCCACCTTGCTTAAAGATGATGTCTCCTGGTGCAACGTCTGTTGGTGTTCCGTAAGAGTCAGATGGGAATATAATTACAGGACGGTTAGCAATCTGAACACTTTCATGCCAGTCGTAGACCGCCTGGTTAAGGCTCTTAATGTCAGGTAATGCATCTTCCGCTGGCCCATAACCGTATGGATCATTTGGATTAGTTTCAAATCTCGCTACATTATATGGGAACTTATCGAACCCTGATTCCTTTAATATATCTTTAGTTTGCATTAGATAGTATGTTGATGCGACCTTCTTATTCTTGACGTCCATCTTGCCTTCTTCATAACGTCTCCTTGGTCTCACTACATGTAATATCTGGAATTTTTTACTGCCTGTTCCACCGTTAATGTCAGCGATAACTACTTCTGGAACGTTAGATTCCCCGAACTCTTCGATGCACTGGAGGCTTGTATAGTAATACTCCCGATAAACTCCTATAATACGATTCTTGCCATCTGTCTCAAAGGCGCAATTCATAACATCAAAGGTCTGATAGAATTTACCTTTCTCTTTATCCTCTTCACTATAGAGAATACCGTTCCCAAACGCACCCAACGTCTTATACATTTCAGCCATTGCGCTATAGAAATTAGAATCATTGAAAAGCCTATAACATGCTTTCTCTAGTTTCTGTAACCACATTTTAGCTATAGGACTTTCTTGGTCAGCACCTGCGGTGAAAACAAACCATTTAGAGGACTGATTCGTAAGGAAAGAAGCCAGACCAGCTGCTAAGACCTTTAGCGAGTAGATTGCGGTCCCGTCATATACGTCTGTTGGTAGGTCAGTAGTTGTGTTATCCCCATTAACGTCAATGTTATATTTACGTGGGAAAATGTAATGCGCTATCTGATTGAGTCTATTCTGCACAGTGCTCTTATCATTCTTCAATTGCTCATATTTCTTAATCTCATATTGAGCTTGCGTCATCTCAGATTGACTAGGTGCTTTCTTTTTAGCTTTCAGTTCTTTTTTAGCCATTAGGTTGTCCCCAATAACGTTGGTTTCTTAGTGGCCGCTGTCTCTGTGTCACCGAGTGGACTTGTGTTTATAGTTTGAGTCTGTGACGCCTGTCTCTTTCGTGCCTTCTCAGTGGCAGCTAGTTCAGCGTCCTGTTCAGCTTGTAGGGCATCAGCCTCTAACTGTTGAGCTGCAACGTCAGCATCATGGGCCGCTGCTTTACGAGCATGTCTCTCTTTACTTGCAGACTGCGCTGATAATGCTGCTGTGAATATTTCAGCCATTGTGTTCTCCTCCTATAGATAGATTAGAATAATACATATTGAATTGATGTCCACGCTCAATGAAACTAGTGGTCTGTTCAAAGCCAAGAGCTCTCATAGTGCGATTAAGAATCCTGTTGTTTAAGGCAACCCAACCGTATAGGTTAATGACTTCAGCCCCTACAAGCCCTACAAATAACCTATACATCTCAATAGAGACTCTTATAGGGAACGGATTATCGTGATCCTTATAGGCTGTTATGCAATGAACGTCTCGTTTAATGTCAGACTGAAACAAAGATATTGTGCCAACTCGCTCCCCATTGAACAATGTAAAGAATCTTCTAGTGCTATCAAGCATTAATGTTTCACTCTCAGAGCTTTTAATAATGTTATTGGGGTCAAGTTGTATAAGTCTATTATGGAAGGCAAGGAACTCTGGAGTCTCGTCAACCTCCACCACCTCAACATGCCCAATATGACTATCGCTTCCTATCCGATTCTGCATCTAGCACCACCACTATTCTTAGTTTTCGGAGCGCCCAGTCTATTGCGGTTCTGTTGCGTCCTCTTCTTATTGCCTGGATTATTAACAGGAGCATAGGTCTTTTGCTCACAATAAGCTAACGCATCCATTAAGTCATCATGCACGGTAGTAAGACCTAACATGGTGAACATAGATAGCTCATGTTGCAGTTCAGCAAGCCATGGAGCTTCATCAGGGAACCAAACGGAACCACTAGAGAATCTCGGTTGCATGGCCTGAATCCGTAACTCTTTCTTCTTGCCACCATGTGTGCATTCAAAAAGGTCCCTTACGAAATTATTCCGCACTGGCATCTGCTTATTAACTTCCCCAATAATGAGGTCAGAGCCAGCTGCGTTCTCTATTCCGAAGTTCATGGGTTCCCAGAGTCTATTAATCTCAAAGACTTTATCAACACGTTCGCTAAGACTATAGCGCCCATAATGAACATCAAGAACATACCAATAGTTCAGTTCATTAACACCAACTACGACAAACGCACAATAGTCCGCTGTGTCCTTTGAGGTCAGTCCTAAATCGCATCTACAGAATATATTACAGGAGCGAGCCAAATTCTCAGTCTCACAGACCGGATAATAATGGAACCATTCAGGTTGAAACACTTTATCTTCAGCCGCCACACATTCGCACATATTGTTTCGCATCCAGATTGAAGCTCGTCCGTTAAGAGCAAAGGCATCTCGTTCAGCTAGAATGCCAGGCTGATTATCCTTTGATGGCCAGCTTGGTGTGCCTTGTAAGTCAAGTGCAGATGTTCTGCTAACTTTCCTACACGTGAACTGCTTAGTAGGACCAAAATACCCCTTAGCAGCAAAGATACGTTCTGCTATACATTTCTCTCCAAGATTATTAGATATATAGAAGATACGCCCTTTAGACGTCAAAGGCAATACATCATCTAGAAACCAGTCCCAGTCACGCTCTAACGCCCTCTCACTGTCCATATCATCTTTGTTCTGTAAATCATCCATTACGATAAGCTGTGGACGTAACGCCCCCCATGACGCACCACGGATACTGCCAGCTTTCCCATGTGCTTCATAACGAACAACGATAGAAGACCCGTTATTATCAAATACACTTATCTGGAATACGGCAGCTGAATCTTCGCTAATCTTACCTAATCTTGCATTCAATAGCGCATTCGCCTTATACTCATTCTTAATGTCCTTCAGACGCTTCTCAGCAGTCTCCTGGTTACGACATACAAATAGGACGTAACGACGGCTCTTCTCTGGATACACCAAATTATATAAAGGGAACGCTCTTAGAATATACTGGGTTTTTGCTGATTCCCTATAACCCTCAATACAGAAATGACCAGTCTCCTTAAGAAGAATATCTGACCATTCAAAATGAAAAGGCGCACATGTCAGCCTCTCCTCCTCAGGATTCTCAAGGATATGCTCTCGGAAAGCAGGAAGGTCCTTCTTGCCTTTCGTGAATTTATCTATTAAGAAATCTTTCTGAGCCTTTGTGTATGCTGCCAATATTAACTCCCCATCCTCATCCTATGTTTCGCCGCTCTCCTTGATGCCGCAGCCGCAATACTAATAGACACATGCTCATCTACTGTATGCCCCAATACGACGTCTGTAAGCTCAGGGCGTATACTCACAACAGACCCATCCGGACTTTTCCATTTACCTTTGTTAGTGCCGCGTGTTATCCAACCCATAAAGGAAAACTCCTAAGTGTAGTGTCACATTATTGTTACAATGACTTGCAAATATGTTAAAATATTTCCGACCGACTATTATATATATATAGTGGTCCCCCGCCTGGGGGTTTTCACTTTCCCACATGCACCATATTAATCATCTACCTATACTACCATTGTCCTACATCTACCTCATTGAAAGGCCCATCTCATGTGTTACTGTGTCATAATGATACAGTTATATGTGCGTGTGTTGGCTTGTAAGCTACTATGATCATCTGCAGAGGGTAAGAGCACACCTAGTCATTGGAGGGTCTAGAATCGATATCCTTCATAAGCTCTTTATCTAAACGACTTACGGACATCTTACTGATTCGGTCAATCTCAACTGCTTTAGGTGTAACGTCTATGATGCCGCGCTCTTCAGCCTCTCGTAATATGACTAATAGACTGTTCTGCTGCGGTGCGCCTAATTCCTTTTGCGCTATTATCTGTTGTTCCTTTAGTTCCAGCTTCATAGCGACATCTACGCCGCGTTGTCCTTCTGGAGTTAGTAGGAATGAGGGTTTAGTAATGCTCTTCTTGTCTACTAGATTCATGTATCTTGACAGTATCATCTTCTGCTTTACACTGATGTTTTCTTTAACCGGTATCAATGCTTTTGGTAAGCCTCCGCAATAGATAGATTTGCCACTCAATCGAATAAATCCTTTATTAGTCTTTATTTATGTCGTTTAAATACGTTTTAAGCTACTTTAATATAATGCCCATACATAAGGCCAACACTAATATGTATAATATATCACCGATCAACGTTCTTTACTAGCCAGTTTAAACCACTTGATGTTTGGAGTGTTAAGCATACCTGATAGACCGTTACTAAATGTTTCCATCGTCTTCTTGATCCTGATTGCTTTGCGATACTCTATAGTTTTAATGGCTAGTCGATAAACAGACGTTACTATTATCGCTACTATTGCTACTATTGCTATTACTAGTATATTTATCACTAAACACCCCTTCTTACTTCTTCAATGATTTGTAATCCGCCAATGATTTCACTTATCAGGCTTTCGGAATCTATATCTCGTATTGTAGTAGTCTTGATTTTCTCGCGTATTGATATACTTAGATCCATCTTTAACACACTATTTACCTTTTGAATTGTGTTTTGTGTAACTGTTATTATGTAGTCATTATACTACTAATTGGAGAACATGTCAATCCCTTAACGGATAATAAGTGATAATATATTAACGTTAATTAGATATTGGTCTATCTTGGGCCTCTTGTTGATAACTTGTTGATAAGTCAGTATAATGCCCCTTTTGTCTCAATTATGGGCACTTTATATGCCCAATTGACAAGAATTAAGAGAACAGAATATGACGATTTCTCACGAACATTTCAAGCCTAAAAACCCTTCCATTATCACACTATCAACTGTTCTTTAAAGAAGTTTATAGCGGTTGATAATTAGGTGATAGTGTGTTTAGGCTCTTGCAACAATATGATTGCATTATGACTATTTCGCATATTATATTGGTGCTTTATGTGAGTTTGTATATTTCTCTTGATTTTGACTTGTTGGCGTTCATTTGCGCCAATATCATGGTATTTGTATTGCTCTATTAGTAGTTAATATAATACTTCCATAGATAGGCTATTTGGTCGTGTTCTGTGTGTTTTATGTGTCTCCCCTAGTAATTCGGTATTTCCGAAACACTGTCTTATTGTCCTATAGGATCTTTTGCTTTTAAATGAATGTAGCATGAAAGTATTTTAAATAAGTGTTGTATTGTTGTCCTGAATAGTGTATATTAATCAAGTAAGTAAATTGTTTTGTTAAAAGTAGTTTAACGGAAGGTGGCGCATGATGAATCAACAAACACAAGAAAAGGTGAGATATAGTGATGATGTGATTGCTTCTAAGGGAGTTTTCTTTGCTCGAGATGTATATAGTGCGAGGGAAAGACTGGCGCAATTAGCTAATGATGATTTTTATAAGGAGTACTACGCTAATAAGCGTATCAGGTTGAGTGAGACACAAGTTAAGCATATTAATGGTTGGTTAACTTTTGAGGTGGTATAACGATGTCTTATAAACCATTAATAGTTCAATAGCCGAATTGTATGAACACTCTCGTTATATTGAACGTATCAACAATACTATGGAAACAGATCGACGTTTAGGAACAATTTGGGAATCACATATAATAGTAGCGAATGGATGTTAGTTATTAATCTAGACAGTAATTTAGACGTTATGTCTAGTAAATGGAAAGTAACGAAAGGTGCATACCATGGAATTATACGAGATTAGCAATCAAGCGCATGTAACGATCATTTGGTTAATTGGATCTTTTAGTGGATTGGTTGGGTTGTTTATGCTGATAGAATTATTTAATCAAAAAGGTTGACAGGGTGTTTTAAATCAGTATAATGATATTCAGGTGTTAAAGTTTTATTAAAAAGGTTACTACACGAGAGGAACAATATCATGACAAAAGAGCAAATGATTGATGCCATAGAAAGACTAGATGGATACGGATTGATTATTACCGATTTCGATTTATTGGACGAAAGAATGGAAGACTTAATAGACGTAAACTAAACTTATTAATGCATGGAACACGTGGAGGTGTTGAGATGAAAAACTTAATTGATGATATGATTTACTTATCTATTGAGGAGAAGAAGAAAAATCTTAATGTTGACAAATATGGTCAAGTCAGAATTGATAATTATTCCGTTAATTCTTTATCTACCGACAAGCTGAAATCCGAAATGATTAGGAATCATATTAATAGTGGTGCTAGTCGCTTTAGGCTCCAAAAATATACTAATGGAAGATTTGAATATGATGTAATCAAATAACAATAACTTATTAATGTAGGGAACAATGGAGGTGTTGAGATGAGAAAAGAAATTAAAGAGTTGGAATTGCCGAAAAGCAAAAAAGATGTTGAGTCCTTAGGGTTTGTATATTAATAGTTAAACTATTGGAGGCGCAATCATGAAAACATTAAGTAAAATGGATGTCCTGAAGATTAAGTTAAGACAGACACCTAATTATAAATTGAGTGAAGAGGACCAGATCGTGTCACATTTGGCTTGTGTATGGTATCTGCAAGGCATGGAAGGTTATGAAGGCGGTTATGTTAGCTGTATTAATGGGATATTAAGAGCGATAACAGGACAGGAGTACGTATGAAAATCACTAAAGAATGGTTGAAAGAAAAGAACGCTTGCCAAAGTGGCATTAAATGGTTTCTTAAACAGGATAAAACCGATAGTATTGAGGTCTTAAAGGAGCTTGTCAAGCAAGACGAGCTGGAAGATGCAGGATGGCTTATTGTGAGGGTTATGAGCTACAAGCAATACGTGCCTTATGCGGTCTTTGCCGCTGAACAGGTTATTGATATATTTGAAGATAAATATCCTTGTGACAAGAGGCCGAGAGAGGCTATTGAAGCAGCCAAGGCATGTATCAATAACCCTAGTGATGAAAACAAGGAGATTGCTAAAAAAGCTTATGTTGTTTCTGCTGCTTATCATGAGGGTTATTATGATGCTTATTATGATGCTTATTCTGCTGCTTATTCTGCTTATTCTGCTTCTGCTACTGCCGCTTATACTTCTTATCCTGCTGCTTATGCTTATTCTGCTTATTCTTATGCTTATTCTGCTTATGCTGCTTCTGCTACTGCTGCTTATGCTTATCCTGCTGCTTATGCTTATGCTGCTTCTGCTACTTATTCTGCTGCTTATTCTGCTTATTCTGCTTCTGCTACTGCCGCCAGAAAAGAAATGAGACTAAAGATACTTAACTATGGCCTTGAATTGCTAAATGGGATAACAGGACAGGGGTAGTATAACATGGCAAAGTACAGTAACAAGAAAGATTTAATCGCTGGAGTTATAAGTGACTTTTACACAGAGATAAACGGCATAGACTGGAAGGACGATAATACTTGTAATGTTTTATTTTGTGAGGCCGTTAAACAAATGGCTGAATTTATGAGTGATAAATCAGAGTTTGGGCAAGACAACAAAAAGGAGGCATAACACCATGGAATATCGAATAGATTTAGATGATCTTGTTCAATATGCATTTGAAGGGGCATTGAATAAACAACCAATGGAGGAGATGTTAGAAGATATTGATTATTTATTGGGGCAACTATAAAGGGGAATGTTATGAGCAATGAACCAGTAAGCAAGGAACAGCTTGTAGAGGCCCTTAAGGAGCAAGTACAGCTTCTTAGAGGCTATGAAAGGGAACAGTTGATAGCTAGTGAGCAAACTAATTATTGTGCTGATTTTATTAATGGGATTGGAAAGGGAAGGTGTTTATAATGGAGAAGAGTTTACCAAACTACTACGATCATGCAGAAACGATACTAAATGCTATACCGAAGGCGGTTGCGATTGCTTGTGATATTAGCGGCAATGTTGTTTGGTTTGAAAGCGTTCCGATAGAAAGATATTGTAGCATCTGGGTTGGCGATAACGATTATGGGGAACGCCAACAGTTTCTTGGCAAATTTAACTGCCCAGACTGGAAAGCCTCATTGATTATTAAGAAGGTGGAGCGATGGGAGCCGAAATCTGAGTGTAAATATTACTACATTGCTGCTGATATATGTGTTGAATATAGATATAAAACAGATAATAGCGTAGACGATAGACTGATTAAAGTAGGAAACTGTTTCAAAACACGTCAACAAGCTGAAGATAAATTGGTTCTTATAAAGGAGGTTTTAAATGGATAAAGGAGAATGGATGTTAACGGGGATAATATTGGCTCTTTTAGTATTTCTAGGTGGTGCGTTAGTTGGGCAACATGTAACTAGAG